AAGCCATACCGGATAGACTTTTTTAACGCCAACGCCGAAGTTGCGAAGAAGTGCATCGTTTCCGTCTCCCTCGATTCCCATCTCAACCTCTTTATACCAATTTCCATTGGCATCCTGCTTATTTCTTAACTGGAAATAACACTCTCTCGGTACTGCATTTGCATTAAGTTTAAGGCTGGAAACCTGCCCGATAACCTGCCGCAAATTAGAACCATTCAGATTTTCCATAGCTGCCTTATTTGATGTAACAAGGTTGTAAATCGCACTCATTGATGCCATAACGCACTGTTTTGAATAATCATCAAATACAAGACCATGTTCCTCGAAATCTCGCTCCATAAGTCCGGTGTACTGGTTTGCGTAGAACGAAAGCCTTGTATTCATTTCCTGCTTAACTGCTACTTCCTGTTTCTTTGCTTCTGCCATAATTATTTATTCCTCGCTTTCTCCGGCATCTACCGGCTCTTCATACTTTTTCACAACCGCCACCTTATCAGCACCGTAGGTCTCCACCCACTTCATATCCACGATTTCATCTGTAACTGCCAGCTTTGCACCCTTAGCATTTACAACCGTGTCACCGGCTTTTACGGAATCCTCGGTGCGGTATGTATAACTTCTGGTGCTGTTTGGAAATTTTGCTTTGATATACTGCATCGTAACCCTCCTTTTTTAATGTCCCTTTGACAAATTTTCAAGAATACGCAAAAGTCGTTCGTTTGTTTCTGTGGCTTTTCTAAGCTCTCCTTCAAGGCAATATTTATTACTCTCAAGTTCGTCTACCTTTGTTCGCAAATCCGAGTTTTCAGCCTTCAACTTTTCAATATCATCCATGTACACGACCTCTCTTTCCTTTATTTCTCGCGTCTTTTTCGCAATACGGAAGAGAACAATGTCCGTCTCTTCCCCAGAACCCTTTACTTGCACTCTTCCAACGCTTGCACGACATACACCGTGCATCCGGCTGTGTGATGTTGTTGCTTGTCCCTACTCTTGACATTCTACACACCCTCCACTTTCAACTGTTTGTCCTCGGAAACGCTCAAAAGAATTAACTGTGCATCCATATCCGGCACATTAAACTCATTCAGCGATTCCGCATTATCTACGAAAATCGGCACGCTCACACCGTATAACTCACTCAATGAGCGGATAATATCGAGTCCGGCTACGATTCTGTGACCACTATTTAAGGTCGAGTACGGCACACCACTTACCGTACTCTCACAGCAATCTTTCATGCCGCCATTTAACTGCATTTCAAAAAGTTTGAAATTAACCGTCTTGAAATGACTGTTGATGGATTCAGAAACCTTATTCAGCTTGAAGCGGATAAACTCTTCCAGTAAGTAAAGCATCTGTTCCTGGTCGGCAACTTTCTGCCCGATTTCTTTCTGCTCGTCACGAAGCGTTTCGATACGATCATCAATCGCAACATTGTTAGCCGCCTGCGCAATAACCTTGTTCACCTCTTCAAGCTGACTCTGCAGATCGGCTTTCTCGGCTTTTAAATCAGTAACAACCTTGTCTGCGCCCTCGGATTCAAGCTTTGCAATATCAGCAAGAATCTTGTCATGCTCTGCTTTCAGCTTCACATATTCTTCATTCTGCGAATAATCAGCTTCACTTGGGATCTCGGATAACTGCTTGGCATAATCATTCTGCTTTGCAAGTGCCTTGGATTCCTGCTCTTTGAGTTCTGCAATATCTTCCTGTGACTTTGCATTTTCCTTGTTCAATCGCTCAATATCAGCCTTGCAAGCGTTGCCCTTGTTAATCAGACCTTTAAGTTTTGCGCCTTTTGCATCATCAAATGCTTTGCGTGCATCCTCTAATTGCTTGGTGGCGCGCGCCTTGGCATCCGCCTTTTTCTGCTCAAAATCAGCCTTTATCTGCTCAATCTTATCTTCTGGAAACTTCTGGCCGCATAAGGAACAAACCGTTGTGGACTCATCGAACGTCCACTTGGATTCGTCAAAGAGATATGGCATTTCATCAAATGCCTTGGAAAATTCTGCATTGTATTCAACACCAAGATTTTTCCGCTCTGCATCTGTATCGGAAATTGTCTTCTCATTTGCCTTGATCTGATTTTCCGCAGACTGAATCTGATTATGTAAGTCATTGAACTCTCGTGTTGCATCATCCTTGGCACTGTCAAGACCTCTACGTTTTGCGGAAAGTTCGTCATTCATGACCTGCATAATGCCGGACATATCAAATTGCAACTGCATTTCTTTTCCACGGAGTCTGTCAATCTCGGTTCCGGCATTTTCCATACGATCGTCAACCGCTTCAATCTTCCGCTCCAGGTCAGCCTTTAACAACTCCTGCTCTGCCACATCCACATCAACCTTGGATTTCTCTGCTTCATCAATACGAACCGGAATTTCAGCCTGTTTCTTCTTCCATTCAGATAATGCCTTGGAAAACTTGGCACGAATATCATCCGTAGACGGTGCTTTTTCCAATTCATCAATCAGCGGTGCATACTTGGCATCGGTCTGTGCCAGTTCCACATCGGAAACCTCTGCAACAAGTTTCATCAGAATATCTCGCTGTTCTTTCCATTTCAGAGAAGAAAAATACTGCGGATTGGTCAGCATCTTAAACATATCCTCGCTCTGCGCCAAACCAGAAACGTAAGTCTTGAAGTCA